AGGTTGACCATCGAATCGAACAGTTAAGTATCGTTCGTCACGTTTAAACTGCACTTTCACACTTTCATGACCATGCAATCTTGACGGAGGAACGAATTCATTACGATACTTGGCAACGCCTTTAGTAATGATGAAGTCGTCAATGTGACCACTCATTGAATAATCACCAGTATTGCCATCAGCTCCAACTGCGAAGTCACCACTATTTTTGAATGGAGTAAAAGTAGCAACAGTAGAACCAACACTAATACCGTCAACGAATATTTCAATTTTATTAGCATCAACACGACGAACGAGAGCAATATGATACCAACGATTCAATTCAGCAGTCCAAGCAATTTTCCAATTTGTTTCTGCACTTCCATCTGTTGAATAATTCCACCAGAATTTCAGAGTTCCAGCATCATTATTATACACTAAACGCCATGATTTCTGTCCTGCAACTGATTTCCAAGTACCAAACATACCGAGACTTGTACCAGTTGATGGTTGAGCATTAAAGTTATACCAACCTTCAACAGTAAAGTCTCCTTTCTCTAATTCAAAATCTGCAGAGTAAGGAAATGCTACGCAATCAGTCTGTGAGTTAAATTTGAAACTCTTACCATTGAAACGATAAACTTCTGTATCAATTGACGCTTGGTCGACATAGGTGGCAACTTTACCTGTCAAATCATTTTCACTAACTGATGCTTGAAGAGCCAACACAACGTTCTCCGATTCCTGTAAAATAAGAGAACACCCTGCCTTTTCAGGAATTGCAGTTGTCTGTTCAACTGATGTTGTCATTTCATCGTTAGACTGATAATACTGACCTTTCATTGGTGTGAAATTATCTGTAAATCGTGCCAATCCTTTTGTGATTCGCAATTCATCAAGCCAACCATTCATGAAACTCTGAGTTCCATCAATAGATCCAATATACAACACAGAAGTTGCAAGAGGAACAGGTTCCATACCAGACCAGAAACCTTGAGTTGGAACTACAGTCTTCACATATTTTCCATCAACATACCATCTTCCATACATTCTTTCTCTAACGAATGCAAGATGATGCCAATTACCATCAGCAACATGTGGAAGTGATTCAGTCCACCAACAATATACATAAGGTTCACCTGGTACTCCTTGTTGACTATACCAAGCAAGTCTTCCATCATTATGAACCCTTATTAAAAGTGGCGAATTCGTACCAACGTCAATCATACTAAGAATATCAGCAGTTACTGGTGTATTAAACTTCAACCAGAAATCAATTGTAAAATCCATATTTCCAAACTCAAAGTCGTTTGAATGTGGAATTGTAAGGTAATCTCCTGTTCCATCAAACAATGCTGAACTGACTCCAAATTTCTTTTGAGCAGTATCATGTTGAGCATTTCCATGTGCTGTAATGACGTGACCAGCCTCATCAACGAATGTCGTTGAACCGTCTGTTCCGTCGAAGTGCAATAAAAGAACATCTTTATAATTTGATCTAACAACATCATGAGAATTGTCAACGTATAATGAATTGTTTACACCAACTGTTAATTTGTCTCCCGGAAAATCATTGTATAGTATATTTTCAGTCAGTCTATCAATTCCATGATGATACAACGCACGAGCATGTCGTAATTCAAGTGCATAATTAAAATATTTGAATTCATCAATACGACCAGGAAAGAATCCAGTATTTCCACCGTTGTTCAGGTTTGTACAACCAATTCTTAAATTGTCATATACTGCACTACCTGTGTACCAAAACGCATCTATATTTGTAGATACAGTATACTGCATTGTCTGTTCAACACCGTTGACAAACATTGTAACACCTTTGCCATTTCCTCGTTGAACAAAAACAACGTGATTCCATTCTCCATTTCTTATAACTTCATTTGCTGTTCTTACTTCAAGAACATTCGATCCTGCTATCATGACTTCGAATTTTATTCTCTTGGCATTCAACTCCAACCCAGCCTTAGCGGGTCCGTTTGTATCTCCCAAATAAAATATTTCTCTTGAAGAAGACACATCATATGGAAATATCCACACCGATATTGCACCAACTCTGTCATTAATTATACCAGATAATAAATTATCAGCATTAATATACTCACTTGTACCGTTGAATTCGAATGCAGAACCAACAACACCATAAATATTTAATAATGAAGTGTTAACAGACGCATCAACCTTATATGCCAAATAGATATCTCTTTTAGAACCGTAATTGTTTACATCAGTAAGAGCCTCATCTTCATCCATTGGCAAATATATTGTCGGAAATTGAGGAAAATCTTCGTCATAGTGTTGTCTCATTGATGTTACAATCAAATTGTTAGATTCAATAACAACATTCTTGGATGCAGCACCAAACGGAGTATCAACCAGTTGTTGCATTTTATAATTTGTTAACTGATGATTATATTGACTTAAATCACGTGGAAAACCGAATTGATTTGTATCCAACAACAACGAATCATACTCGTCAGGTACGTGATTCTGTCTCGAAGGTTTGAAATCTTCTGAATATCGTGCAATACCTTTTGACAATCTGATACCATACATATAACCCATTGAGTATTGTGCAGATATAAGACTACCACCAATTCTCAACGTACCTGTGAAATTCAAAGAAACAGTACCAAAGTCATTATCTAGATGTGAGTTATTAACTAAAATACCATCAACATAAATCTTTAACTTTTCAATACCTGACGTTTCTTTTACAAAACAATAATGATGCCAAGTATCTTCATAAGAATTGAACGTTGCAGATGATGCTGAATACGTCACACCACCAACTTTTGTTTCACATCTAACACCAAGTGATGTACCAGCACTGTTCAATTGAAAAGCCCACCAGTTGTTTGCATCCTGATAAAACTGTAATACTTCATGCCACTTCCACTGACCTTTTGCCCAGAATTCACATGTCCACGGACCCGTACCCAAGTCAAATGCAGAGTGATTTGGTGCAGAAAGGTATGAATCGACACCATTTCCTTTGATACAGTAGCCACCGTTGTTCACTCTATCAAGAACAGCCAAACCAGCAGCAGCCATTTCTTTATTGTAAAGTCTGTCTAAATAATTTGTCTTTACGCCTGTTTTCATTATATTTCCTCCTTAGGAACGGTAATCGAGTTACCCAGTCCTACGTTGAGTTGTTTACTTTACCAAAACTCCTGACATGAATGCGTTATCAATATCAGTTTGTGCTGTCCCACCAATCTGATATCCGTGCAACTGTAACGATTCTCCTGCTGATAAATAAAGCAATTCACTAATGTTTAGTGTGATATCACCAACAACATCGCCTGCAAACTGTCTAGGATCAAAAGAATTCTGTGAATAACCATACCCAGAACCTTTTTTGAATCTCACTCGATATTCATTAGCACCTTGATCCATGTTTCTGTAACGAACACTACCACAGACAAAATAATAACCTGCCACTGGAGCAACAAACTCTGAATTAACTGTATCGAAGTTATTTCCTACATCGAATATCTCATTATTAAGAGTCATTTTTGTGTAGCCAGTATTAGGAATATTAGACTGAACAACATCTGCTCTAACACTAAACGCTGGCTGAGCAGGTAGATTCTGCGAACCATCAGCATTTACTTTACGTGCCTGAATGCTATTTGCAGTCTCAACAATTGTCTTATCTGCTTTTGCCTCAACACGTGTATCAGCAACGTCGTTCTGAATCAACGCAGGCGTATTTGTTGTCGGAGAACCTGAACTCAGAACAATGTAACGCCAAGTACCAGAAATTGGTGCGTACTCTGTCAAATCAACCGTCAAAGAGTTATCATTGACATATGTAATCAGGTCAGCATCAACTGGGTTGTCATTATCATCAATAATCGTGACTGCAACATACTTACGACCAAGATTGTGCGTAATTGTAAGTACATTGTCTGTCAAATCAGCATTCGTGAACGACGAATATACTGAATTTGAGGGCCCGACCTGTAATCCACGGAAGTTGAAGAAATAACCCGTCGTGGCAGACAACGCAATAAACAACGGTTTCGAAATCGTACCATCATCAGTCGGTTCTGCACTCTGCAATAACCCTGCAGTAACGTCTGACAAGAAATACACAGTGCCTGCTGTGAAACCAGACAGATTTTCACAGAAACCACCTGACTGCAATTTGAAATTGTTAACATCAACGACTTCAACGACGATACCCAACGCTTCAGCATTTACAACTGAATCTGCCTGTGCCTTGACGAAGATTGTACCGTTAAATCGAACAACGTCGTTTACTGCGAAACCGTGACCGTTCTGATTGAATTCTTTAATCATGCCGGCACCAGAACCTCCACCACCGCCCAATGCCCAAGTTTCGAGAGCGATGATAGCATCCTTCAATCGATTGTGATGAATAGCAATAACACGCATACTTACAGCGTCACCAATGTTATGTGACGTCGCAGTAGAACCATCGGCTCCACGTGTGCAGTTATTCATCGTATTTCCGGTCTTAGATTCATAGTGAATAACTTCTGTTCCAATAGAGAAGAAACCACCTGTCGATGGAAATGCCGAAGCATCAGACAAATCAATCGACGCAACAACATTGTCTATATTGGCAGCAAGAGTCGTCACCAGATTGTTTACAACTTCAAACAACGTGGAATTGTCGTCTTGCGAAGTTGGAAAATTAATAGCAGGAATTGTCATTTTATTACCTCCTTAGGCTTTATACACTTGTACAAGTATTCTTAATTCAATATCAATTAACTTGTCCACATCGGGAAATGTTGACGCTAACACCATCGTCGTTCCATCTGCGAAAAACAATCCCAATTCAGACAAACCCAACTGAACCACATTTTCAGGAATCGTGAATTCAAATTCAACTACGTCTGTCAATATACGTTTTTCAGCAACAATACCTTCTATCACCGGATTCTGTAGTGCGAATCCGGGAGTGCTTGGATCAATGCCTTTGTTGCCATTACCAAGTTTAAACTTAATAATCTGATTTAAAAATGCGTCATTTACTTGGTCAAAATTGTGACCATCATCGAAATTCCAACCCTGATAATCGCCTGCATTGTTGTAAATAGAGTAATTATCTTCGTTATTGTATTCATGCAGGTTATATGCTGCAAGTGAATCAGGCGTACCTCCGAAGAAACCTTGGTCGAAATACAAGAACGTTGTAATCCAGTTTTCTATGAGAGTAGCAGTCTTAATGTTTCCATCAACCGTTATTGTATTTCGTGTCTCGTTCGTTACTGGATTCAACAAAATCGAGTAATGTGGTACTGTGTTTACTGGTCTAACACGTTCAGTAGCAGTATAAATGTCTTCTTTCTGCACTTGACTGAATAAGTATTCACTCGACCCTGAACCGTAAACAATATTTAAAAGAACTTCCAATCCGAAATGAGGTGACTTATAATAAGAAGAATCTAAACCCGGTGGATTCTCATTTTCTTCTCCTACAAACCAAGCCTGTTTAACAAATGTCGAATAATCATTGGTGTAGAAATCATAAATGTTCACCGTCATATTCAACAACTGCATGATGTACTTCAAAGAGTAATATGAACCTTTTATCTTGTACCAAGGAATCGCCTGTGAGACCTGATTCCTCATTTCGTCTATTGTAGGTTCACTTCTGATAATCTCATATCCAATGAGATTTGCAAGATGTTGAATGTAGTCTTCTTCAACTCTGTATGGATCGTGAAGAATAGACAACTCTTGGGTTTTACTTAGCCAAGTACCAACGTAAAGTCCAACGTCATAAATGTAATCTTTCAAAGTCTGCGAATCGTGAAACTTCGTCGGAATCAACGGTAACAAATCGACAAAATCTGCGTACAAAGTCAACAAGTCGAATTCGACTTCGATGATGAATTCTGTATTTCTCTCGTTGGCTTCATTTCTATCAGTTTCTGTTTCATCAGATGTAATAATGAATTCAAGAGCACCTTCATTGGCAACGTACTGTTCACCAAGAGGTATCAAAAATTCAGCGTCTATGCCAAACTCAAGCGTCAGGGTTTCATCAATTCCCCAACGATTGTATTCGAAGTCATTCCACTGTTGAATCTTGTTGTATTGAAGTCCACTCATATTTATTTCATCTTGATTCTCATGCGAAGAATCATCGAATCGCCATCAAGAATCGTTCTGGTTAATGATAGTGGTACATATGCAATCAATTTGCCTGTGTTATCTGGAGTCGTAGCAACGAAACACGTGTTGACGGGTCCTATTGCACCACCACCTGCTGTGAACGTAATCTCTTTAGAAACGACACGATAATCTCCATCGTGAAACTCTAACGTTGGAAACCCAACAGTAGAACGTTCAACTTGCTGAGCAGCATACCCATTACCAGATGGCTCATTTTGAATCTCTGCAAGTGTATCTGTTTCTGCAAGTGCGTCATTACAAAGCCTGAAATAAAAGGCAGAAGGAGAATTTTGGTCTCTGAAATAAGTATCGAGAAGATTTTCCTCGCCCTCATCAACCAGAGCATTACGCAATTCTTCTTTATATAATGCCTTTCCATTTCTGATGTGTGTTATTTCCCAAATGCCTTCCCAAAACTTGTGTTTACTCATTTAATCCTCCTTATACATATGTAATACTTGGTATTTCGGTATCATATAATCGTAAGATTTGATTTGCGGATACAATTAAATCTCCGTCCCTGTCCTGTTGATATCTAACATATATTTCGTCGCCTGACGGTGGTGTGGGGGAAATATTCACACCCAAGTAGCCAGTCGTGTAATTAACGGCACCTGTAACGGTGTAAACAGAAGACACATCCGTGAAGTTACCAGCGCCATCATCATATGCAACAATATCACTACCAACGTATATGTTAACGGTATTCTTCTTGACGTTCAACAAGTCAAGATATGAACCATAATCATATGTCGAATCGAACGGAGTCCCCAACAGTTTTCTTATTTCAAGATGAAGATAGTGGTGTGCAACACCCGTCACCAACTCGACCTGTTTCACCAAATCAGACAATCTCTTATGAGTACCCAACTTAGTGGTATCTCCAAGAACAAATTCATTGTCAAATACTGTCTCGACTGCAGACTGCACAGCAGACAACGTTGCAGAACGTTCAGCCTTGATTGTGTCAACTGGAACAACATAAATAACAGTCGGGTTTATATACTCATATTTGACAGTGAGCATTGATTTGGTATATAAGTAATCAGACAACTCCTGTTTGAACGTGACAGACGCAAATTGCCACTCGTTCAACAGAATTACAAGTTTCACACGATTAAACATATTGTAATTTGGAGGATTCTCTTCATTCTCGCCCCATGCATTTGCAGTTGCTATTCCAGGATAATTTTCAAGAATCGACACGTAATCTTCTTTAGTTACTGCTCGGTCACCTGTCTTAAACACACGTGGTGCCTCATATCTAATTTCTTCGTCTGATTCAGGATCATCACCACCAAGAAATACATCAGAGTTTGTAACTGTAATGTTGTCAACTGCTGTGCTGTCTTCGTCGTAAATAACAGAATTGACTGTAACAACCTTGTCCAACTCGTACACATTTCCAGCCAAACCACTTGACTTGATATATCTAATCAAAATCGTCTGACCTGACGTAGGAGACAAACCAAACACATTATTTCCGAAACGAATTATTATAGTATCATCGATATCTGCAATCAATCTGTAATGTTCAGATGTGTTCACTGAATTGATGAATGAATCAACAGCCGTCCACTCTGTACCATCAACGTAAACAAATAAATTGAAATTAGCAACTTGTGTATCTTCAATCTTAATCTCGTAATTTAAGTTTCCGTTGGCAACCTGACTGATTTCAACTATTGAACCCTGAATACCAGACATTACGATTTCAGTCTCACCAGGCAATATAACTGCATCCTCATTTGTTAAATATTTGACACCCGAATTCGTTTGGCACTCTGTATATTTCGGAATGAAGACTTTCTTTGTCAACGGAGACGCAAGTGTGAATTTTAACTTACCAGTTGCTGATACGTTTCTCTTTGGTGTATAATTCAACAGACGAACCAAATTGATAATACTGGAACGCAACTGTGCAGTTTCGATATAGCCTTCTGTTGCACGACGTTCGACGTAGAACAACGCCAAGTTAGCAACGTAGGCATACAACTCGATTAGCATTTGTCCAGTACCAGACCTGTAAGTGTCCTTCCAAGTGTCACTCAATTTAACACGGTCTATTAACTGCTGTACCAGTTGGTCAAAATCATAATTAACGTAATTTAACTCATTAGCCATTTAAAACCTCCCTATTCAACAGTAGTACTGACCGTCTGAGTAAACTCTTCTGAATATCCACGCAATACGAAATGTATGGTCATTGAAACTTGGTTTCTGTCAGGGTTTGCGTTATAGTCAACTGCAGACACTGTAACACGGTCGTCCCAATACTCAATAACACGTTTGACTTCGTTAGCCATCTTTCTAGACAATCCTTCATTTATTGGGTCAAACACAATGTCCTTCAATCTAGACGCAAACGGTGGAAGCATGACACGTTCGCCCTGAAACGTACGCAATATGTTGTCAATTGAAGTGCGTACCGAATCAATATCGGTTACTTTCTTAACTGCTCCCTGAGCATCAGTAATAAATCTGTGGTCTAAATCACTCCATACTTCCGTAGGCATTACTTGCTCCTTATTAATTCGAGCATCAATTCTTCTCTTTTATTTTGTTCAGTCTGAATTGTGCGTTGTTCCATCATGAACATATCAACACTGGTAGCCATCTTTTCCACACTCTTTTCTACTACAACTGCCTTTTCCTCAACCTGTTCAACTCGTTCTGGAATGTCACTGTATGTTAACATACCAACAACGATACCTGCAATAACGACAATGATGCCAATCCAAACTTTAATATCAGTGAAAAATTCTTTAATCGTCATTTTGCACCTTGTACCTCTTCTCTAGTTTTTTCAAAAATTCCTCTGCTAGTTTCCAATTTTTTTGCTCACTACGGGTTTTATCTTTCGTCCAGTAACGATACGATAAATGTTTCAACGCTCTGTATCTAGCACCTTTCACTCAACCCGATGTCCTCTATAAGGCGGTATCATCTTAGCACCACACCCTGCAACTGCACCTGTTGTGATGATAAGTTTTCCGTTGACATAGGAATGAGTAGTAACCGCAGACACAGGAGTAACACCATGACCGGGAATAGGGCAACTATGCAAACAGCCATTAGCACACACAACGATTCCCTTAAGTCTGTATCGACCGTCTTGGTTCGTGGTAATAAGCGTTCCACCGTGGTCACTTGGGTCTCCTAGAACAGCTGTTATTTTACTCATTTGGTACTGTCACCCCACCATTGTTTCTGTAACCTGAACCACCACAATTTTCACATGGAGAAAAACCATGTCTTAGTCGAGACTTGCACTCACATTTTACTATGAGTTTTGAACTCTCCATCTTTTGAAACATTGTCAACATATTGTTATAAAAGAAGTCCATAGTCTTTCTTTTAAAATATTTGTAGTCGTCTGTATCACGACCTAATTTGAATTCAGCCAAACTTAAAACGTCTTTCATTACGCCTAAGTTTCCAAGAAAAACTTCCTTAGCGATTTGTCCGTTCATTAGTTGTCCTTACGGGTTTATATGAACATCAGCGCCTTGAATCACAATATTGCTATCAGATGTCACAGTTATGTTTCCTTTTACATAGACGTCAACTGTCTTATCAACCGTTTCATCAACGGCATCAACGACGTTGATAGTCACTTTTCCGTTTTCATCAATTATAAATTGTGTTCCTGTTGGATGATACAACTTAATTTCATTAATCTGCGTATCAATGTAAACTTCAATACCAGAACGAGTACGCAATACCTTTCGATTCGGATAATTTGTCAATCTCTGCGTCGGCAGACCTTGTGCTGAATCCTGTGCCTCTGCGAAATATACAGGTTGATAAATATCTCCTGCCTCGAAGAACAAGAACACATACGTATCAACTTTTGGTATCGAGAACATTCCAATACCACCTGATGTTCTGTCATTTGGTGTCACAACTCCTGCACCTTCAAACAAGCCAAATGCAGGCACAGCCCAAGGAACCTCTTCTGCAGTCATGGCATTGAACATAGGAAATGCTTTTATCTTGATACGACCAAGTTTCTGTGGATCGTTATTATCAAGAACCAAACCTCGATAAATTCCTGTTACTTTATTGTCTTTTCCTTCTAAAAATGTCGTCATTATTTCTTTTTCGTTGCAGGCAACAAAGTCGTATTGATGTCTGTATCGACTCCACCTCTTGTTAATAACAATTTCGTTCTGAAAGCATCATCAAACGTATGTACAACTTTTTCAACAAGCCAATAGCCAGAATACTGATATGATGCAGGATTTCCTGCGTGTAAACCACTACCAAATAACAATTGAATCAAATGACCAGGCACTATGTTTGGATTTCCAGTTGTAACAATCCACATCTTGACCAAATCAACTAGTCTGTTGTGGTACGACGACCTGACATTTTCTTTAAAATTGTTTGTGAACTCATTATTTCTACCTAAATCAAACAAACCGTTTGATTCTTCTGAATCGTTTCCATCAATCATTAAGTACTTAGATAATGAGAAGAAATCGCTGTATGTCTCATTATTAATTACAAATTTAGAAGTATAATAATCGTAATAACCGTACTCTTGTTTCTTTGAGCCAAATATTCCAATCATCTTGTAGTTGTCATAAATCGAGTAGTCAACAACTGGATTATAATCTTTGTAAGGCTCATCATTAACTATAAACTTAGCAATTGGCTGTTGATACTTGCACAATTCGTCAATGCTTCTAAATACGAATTCTGTTTTTCTATTCTTACGACGTATTATACATTTATATGCTGATTCGTTATTACTTCCCATAAGTCTTTTCTTCAAGTCATTAATCAACTGAGCATTCGACCAAATTGGTTGCACGATTAACTTCTCGAAATCTAGAGCAGAACTTATATCAACACTGTCAACTAGCAATTCTTCCTTAGCAACGTATTCAAGAACGTCTTTAACCGTCTGATTAGTGAAACTTCTTGTATAATTGGGTCCAAACAACGGGTCAGCAATATCTAACAGCCCTGCAACGTCATAAATTGCGGCCGCTGAAAATTCTGATTTTGGTTTCTTTCTAAAAACAACGAAATCGAATGAATTCTCTGGTTCAGCCTCAACATTACGACCAATTTCAACTGAAATTCTAGTAACAGATGAATCAGACGGTGCCAAGTGTGTTATATCACCAGATGAATCAGAAAGAGCAATGTGAAATGATGGCAAAAATTTGTTCATGTCTTGGACAATTGTAAATTCCTCAATCAAACTAGGATTAAGAGGAATCAACTCTTCTCCAAACTTAACCTTTAGAAAATAACTGCCTTTTACACCTAATGCCATTATCGTTTTCCATATTTCTTATAAAAGTCATAAACGTCGAGAATGTTTGGTATCATTAATCTCAATCCAACATACAAATCATTAAATGGATCGAAAATTCCATTTACTGACATAATCAACCACCAATAATTAACTGTGTTATAGTTTCTATAACTTATCATGTCTGGTCTCATTAAATCTTCTTCACCAACACGATAATACAGTGGTTTGTACTTCATTTCAAAGTTTGCGATGTTAGTACGCAGGTAATCAAGTTCGTTTTGATTGTCAACTGATGCTATTTCATAAAACTTAGTTCGATCCATTTATATCCTCACTGCCTTAGATGTTGGTAATCCATCACCGCTACCACCTGTATATGCAGTACCAAGCATGTTCTTAGTAAGAATTTCATAGGTATCAAATGTAATCTGCGTTTGGGCACTAACAGGATAACCCTCATTATCGAATTTATTAGAATATACTGTGTTAATCTCTGCAACAACAACACGATTAAATGTAAACAAATTACCAACTTGAACAGTTATATTTTCACCTCTCTCTTCAGTCTTCGGATTCTTATCATCGCCAGTCAAATTGTATGGATACGGTCCCGGAGGTGTCAACAACGCAAATTGACCATGTTTCTCGTCACCAGATGGAAGTGCAGTCTGTTGAAGTTTTATATTTGGAACAACAACATCAGTGTATGCACGTTCATATGCTTCAAACTTCAACAACAAACTGATTCTTACTGGTTCAGTACCTTTCCAAATTCTTCGTGAGGAAATTCTCGATACAAGAGATTTTCTAAACAACTGTGCAACTGCTTGAGAGGCATCTGTAATAACGTCACCCAAAGGATTGTAAGTTTCCCAATGTGAACGAGTGCTTAATGTAACATTCTCCTGCAGTACTGCAAAAACGTCAAGTTGATTTGAGGTTCCAAATGTTTCATTTGAAATCCAAACTCTAAATTGTTCAGGAACTTCACTAATAAATGCATGTTTGGTACCAACGACACGACGTGCAGGTACATTACTTCTGGGACCAACAATTACACCTGCAGCACTATTTGGTTTAGCACCAAAGTTGATAGTTTTTAATACGTTTCTGACTTTGGTTAGTGGGTCAGCCTTAGACGTGACAATACCTTTAACCCTATCAACTTTACCTCTGACAGTACCATACATCTTCTCAGCATCACGCAATTCTTTGCTTTTGAAGATTTCATTAGTATCTATGTCTATGCCATATTGTGATAGGTTCATGTACCAAGTCCTATAATTCCAAGATTTAAAAATTCAATTGAATCGTCACCAGTACTGTGAGCATTTCCTGAACCTGCACGTTGTTTCTTTACTATTGTTGAACCAGCCTCTTTAGCCATACTACTAACGGATTTTGCAACCTCTTTCATAGTAGCCTCTAACTTAGCAGTCATGTTGTTCATAGCAGGAAGTATATCGTTTTGAATAACTGGTTCAATTCTTTCTTCTTTAATTTTTTGTATTTCTTTAAGACCTCCAATAGCATTCTTAACATCTTTATCTTGCATTATTGAAGCCTGAACTTCACTTAAATTTAATTCTTTAGATTTAATATCGATAGCATCTGTTGTCTTTTTCTCTTCAACGGCAGGTTTACTTAATCCTTTTGACTTATCTTGTTGGGTTACCATAGTAACTGCCTCTTTTGTAGTCAGTTCAGGATTCAATGCCTGCAATTCCAACGCTCTTGAAACGACAGAATTACCAGTGTCTTTCTTAGCAGCCTTCTTTAATTTTTTCTTCTCGTCACCAAATATGTTCTTTACTGCAAACTCTTCGACACGTTTATCGATTGTCTTACCGCCAACTTTCATACCACCAATGGCTCTACCTGCCATCCATCCACCTGCGGCTGCGGCAGTAATCGCTGCTGCTGGTAATGCTGCTTTACTGGCAACTGCGGCAACACCTTTTAATGCAGTACCCCCCTTTGCAACTAATCCTGCACCACCTCTTGCAACTGCACCTCCAGCACCTTTAACAGCCATTCCTGCTTTAGAAACTCCCTTACCCAACAAACCCTTCATACGACCCAATAACCCTGCACCTGCACCAATTCCAAGTGCAGAACCTATAGCAGTCTCAACTAAACCTCCTCCTCCATCAACTTCTCCTATTCCCTTATTCATTCTCCTAAACAGAGACAACATTTCTTTTGTCCACTTTGCATTGTATGCCTCTTTATCAAAGAAGTTGAATAAAGATTTTCCAGTCATTTTTGCAGAGCCAACAGAAACGTCACTTCTCTGCATTACAGGTTGTATCGCCTGTGGTTGGGCTCTTCGTATAGCCATGCCTCGACCACGTTCATATATATTCTCTCCACCACCAATGTCTTTTACGAATCTATTTCCTTCACGTCTATATGTTGGCTTACCACCGGAAAGTCCATATAACGATAATCCAGTACCGCCTTGTCTTTGTACTTCTGTTTCCTCAAATGTTTCTTCAGGTATATATGGAACACCACCAGTTATTTCTTTAGCAAATGTACGTCTACCTGCAGACACTTTTGCCTGACGGTATCTTCCTATTGCACCAGTACCAGCCTCTACTGCAAGTCTTCCTAACTCACCAAACGGACCCAACGTAGCGGCAGCAACTCCACCCAATAAAGATTTACCTAAGTCATACCCACCAGGCGTTATTTCTTTAGCCCTAGCCAACAAACCCTTCTTTGGTACAGCCTTCTTAAACATCTGACTTGCAAGTTTGCTTGTACGACTAATTTTCTGCAATTCTACTTTGGTAGAATCCTTTACCGCCTCAGCAGCCTCTCTGGTCTGTTTGTCACGCATAGCAAGATTATGATATTCAATGGTTTGTTGTTCAATCATGCTCATTGACATAAACAAACGACCAATATCCTCTTGCGATACGACATTCGAAGTGTTGTCAGCGACGATAACCTCAATATAATCAACTACGTTCTTCATCATAGCGATTACGCTATTGATGCCTTTTATGATATTTCCTGCATTTTTTGAATCAGACTTTTCTAACTCACCAACGAACAATTCAAGAGCAGGAATATACTCATCGTCATATTTGATTGCAGTCTGTCTGAAAACACCCAACTCGTACTCACTGAATATAGTGTTTCCACCTTCGACATATTCAGATATCCAACGAGGATAGTAATTTTCATATCCCTGCAATTTATCGGCTGCCTGTTTTAAATTCTCAGCCTCGTCCGGTCTTTTAATCTCTTCCACCATCTTTTTTCGGTTTCTCGTCTTTCTTTTGTTTAACTAATCTAGAATGAAACCAATCTAACTCTTTTAAATCGCAATTCTCAATCTCCGTCAGGTTCATTCCCAGATGATACATCAGGTCGAACTGGATTTCCATAATATTTACTAAGGTTCTCCCCATACGGAAAAAGCATTTCAGTTCGAAAGGGTACGGGCACTACGCCCTCACCTCCGCATTTATTACATATGTACGGAGCCTCCATCTTGGGACCATGTGCAAATTCTTGATGAAATGCTCGAATCTTTGCAACGTCACCTGCACTTAGATTCTCAAGATATGATACTCTGTCCCATATACCAACTTCCTTGTTAGATTTCTTCTGTACAACAGATGTTGCAAATCTGTAAAGCCACGATGAATCTCCTGACTTCTCATAATTAGCAATGTTGATTTCATCTTGCACTCTAAACAATCTCAATTTCACAGACGACCCATCAGACAATTCTTTCGAGTATGGCTCTTTGAAATCGTCAGGTAACTCAACGACGTCGAGTTGAGACAAATCAACTGTTGACGTGATTTTCTCAAAACAACTCATGCAGTTATGTTCGATATCAAAGTCTTTACTGTAAGAATTGATTGCTTCCCACAACAGTATGAACAGTCTGTCTCCTACTGTGAGAATTTCAGGATCGATACCTTTCAGGACGTTCTTTAACAACAATAAGAATTTCTTCTCAAAGTTATCATAGTTGACCTCTGCAATCAACTTTTCATCCTTACCCTTTAAGGTACGAATTTGGATACCATCTTTGTCAACGCCTTTATAGACGAGACATTTCGATGGTAGACTGATTGGTCTGTAGTTGTCTTCCATTTTTCACATCCTCCATTGTTTTTTGGTAATGATTTCATTTTTCACTATTCGAAATAAATCCTGTCAACCTGAAAAACTGTGGTCAGTTTGACTATATCATTCGAATTATAAGATAAATCGTAGCCCGGAAATTCAGTAGGAAATGCTTTATGAAATCTTACATGTCCAGTTTCCGAACCATCGCTATCAAACATGTACACATGAATGTCACCAACATAATCCTGTTTCGGATGAAAGAAACCAGCATCGTCAACTATCTTAGCACGCCAATTGTGTAGATAAGGTGTTATAATGTCAGGTATTGGACGCAAGAACGATATTTGAATCTTCTCAACTGTCAAGTAACCTGCATAATGAGCCTGAAAAGCACCATAACGAATGGTTGATGGCTCTGTCATACTATAATCACCAAATTTAACATTCTGACAATACTTGGCGACTTCAAGTCCATTTTCAAAGGGCAATCTCAACTCCCAGAGATAACTTCTTTGAAGTCGCCATTCCTTAGTAATATCAGCGTTGACGATACCAATAGGCATTTATTATAGTTGCTCCCATCTGTCAAACGACATTGTGACTGTAAATTTCACAACATCATTTGTGTCATACGACATAGCAACGTCAGCCATCGATTGCACGTAGCATCCGACCAACTTAATTGCCAGCCACTCTTCTCCACCAGATGTCAACATACGCATAATAATGTCGGATTTGAGACTGATATCATCAATACCAACACCATCACGGTCATTAATCTGCTGTTGACACCAATCATGAAACGATTGGAAAATTGCAGCATCTTCACCTTCAATAAACGTCATGTCCCATGTCTGGTCATAACGCAATCTTCCGTGATACTTAGCACCAGCCGTCTGTTTGTAATTCACAGTCGGAATCGGGTCAAAATTCTTACCCGGAATGCTGGTGGTTTGACACCTTAATGAAAACGTATCTGGATTGCCTCCACCAACTGGTGCAGGAATCACAACATCCCACAAGTATACACGTGCCGGATTGCTTAGATTCGCTTTCAAACTCTCTATGCCCATTTGCACCATGTTAAACCTCCTTATTGTTTATCGTCTAGACTGATTAGAAATTAACGCCACGAGCAATTAACTCTTCAAACGAGGCGCCAGTCTGAGTGATAATGACTTGCAACTGAATGAATTCAGCAGCACGTGACGGTTTGATGAATACATCAACGTGCAACTCGTTCCTGTCGATAATCGCAGGCGTGTTATTTGATGCGTCACACACAACCTTGTATCCTTTGTCACCCAATTCCGTCTGGAATGCTCCACGAGCACCCAAAAGGTCTAAGTAACTGTCAATCATGGCTGTGATGCGATATCGTGTGATATCACTGTTAGGCTCAAACACGAAGTATTTAAGAGAAGCAGATATTGCCTTCTCTAATACAATCAACAAACGACGGACGTTAATCCTGTCGAGTGCAGACGCTTTAACTTGCTGTGTTTTTTGTCCCCAAATAACGTTACCTTCACCACGGAATGTTTGCAACGGATTCAACTGTTTGGCATAAATAACGTCACGTTCTCCTTGCGTGAATACCTGCGTCACGCCAAGAACGTTCAATAAGCCACGATTGAGACCGGCAGGTGCATACCATGGTTCAGATACATAATCATTGTATGCCATTTGTGACGCAACATATCCAGACGGAGGAATATCCAGAATTTTGTCATTATACTGGTCATAAATCTTGACCCAAGGCGTGTAAAGTGCAGTATAACTCGAATTGAAATTCTGCGTTGTATCCCTGAACGTCAACATATCGTTAATTGACGCCAATGCTGAGTACGGCATGTCGAAGATTGCAATACAATCTTTTCTCGATTCTGCGATTGTCTTCATCTTCTGTTGCACAGGAACTGAAGAATACCCACCATTGATGAGAATACGAATGTCAACATCATCAGGATTAGCAAACTTGTCCCAAGCCGTATTAATATGAGAATCAGAAACAGCAGCTCCATTAGAACCACCCCCAATAGCCAACGTCGTCGGTTGTACCTCTGGAAGAACAGTATCAGCCTGCGTCGTATCATCGGCAACGGTGATGTAATCACTGAAACCATTGATGGCATCTTCTATATACTGTTGTTTTCCATAACCATCGACCTGCGTCTTACGTGAAACAGTCCACGATTCAACAATTTGATAATTACCATCTGCATCCTTCTCATAGATGATAACATCAAACGTGTAATTAACTGCGTCAACATTGGCAATTTGAACGCCCAAATTGTTATTCCAACTTCCCGGATCCTTTGCAAAGATATAAAACAAAATATCTTCACCAGAAACAGACTGGAAATTTGGTACAGAAACACCAGTAACAAGTGTTCCATTGGGACCGGAACCTGACTTCATGATTTTAACGCCACCATACAATGCGTTATTAACTGCTCTCATGCAGTACAACTTGTTACCATTTTCAAGATAAGCAAGGGCAGTATAATGAAAATACTGACCCGGTTTCGGTTTACCATACTCGTTAATAAACTGTTGAGAATTGGTGATTAGCACAATTTCCTGCGTGTTTCCTTTTTCAGAATATCCTACAAGGGCACCAGATGTTGTCTGAATGTTCGGGATAATCTCACTAAGGTCTTTTTCTTTAGTGTATACACCAGGCGATACGTAAAAACCCATTTTACACCTCCTATTTTAATTGCAACCTATCTCTGATTCATTCTACTTTTGATTCTACTTAAGTCATTTGTGACGATGAATTCTTCACGATAAATACGACCATCCATGCCTTTGTACTTTCTAACAAGAATAACTTTGTTGAAATCTGGCTGTTCAATGTTAAATTGTCCAAATGCCTTGATTAAGGTAGGATCACTTGCCTTCCTAATCATTTCTCTTGGTGTAACCTTTCTATTTTTTGTTTTGAATTCAGGGTCATTATGAGTAATAGTAGTTTTTCCCCATGTACCAATTCGAGTTAGCCATGCTTCAAATGTCATATCAAAATTGTTTGGTCTCATATCAGGCGTCGCAAATTCAGACTTCATTTTTGCAAGTTTCTCTGGATCCAACGCCTCATTCAATGAATGACCATTCATTCCTTCATTCATCAAATCATAGATTTTATCTAAGTTATCATTCATTACCTTCTCCTTACGGTGGTGGTTCTGGAATCCACCAATCAGCCAAGAACGTACCACGTTCCTTATCCATGCCCAGAGTTCCGTCCCACAACTCGACGTGGATGTATTTGATTGTCTTCTGGTCAACCGTATTGAACACCCAACCTTCAACTCTTATAGGCGTCCTGTAAACGTAATACGATCCTTCATCATACATCTGTTCGACGGTTGATTCGTCGTAAACTGCACCAAAATGCAAATTGAGTTCTAGTGGATATTCGTCATTCACCAAAAGTGTCAATTGTGGATTTTGATGCCACCAGAATGAATAACGCTCTGCAATCTGGTTCAGTTTATCAAGGTCTTTACTCCAATACCAAACATTGTATTCGAAGTTTAATGGTATCGCCTTTACAGTTGATATTGCGTCTTTGGAATTCGAATCTGTGTACTTCATCAAAATACCGTTGCGTGCAACTGATGAGCGTTGCCTGTTCCAATCAAACTCGGTTGATATTCTCCACAAGTTTGCAAATTCAAGAACATCTTCGCCCACACGCTCTGAACGTACTCTTAACGCAACACCCTTCGGATATAAAAGAACATCTTTATGTACATCATCGAAACCAAGTATATCTTTATACTTGTTAAATATTGCTGAACGCAACGCTAAATCGATTACCTGTATAAAACTAGTTGCGGTTTCTGACATTAACTATATCCCTTATGAAGATTCTCCAAACATCATCTTTAAATTCTTCATCCATATGAAAACTGCACATACTTACCCAGTGTTCGAATGCCCTTTCTGGCTCACATATCAGACCTGACGCAACTGTAATTCTATACAAGTAAATCAACTGTGCCGACGCCAAACCAACCGCTATGTTCTTGTATTCATCTTTAGTCATTGAGAGGTACCGTACCTTGTGGTGCTGGGTTAACTTCGCCCAAGTCAAGGACAGTCTTACAATACTTCTCAATTGAGTGCCAGTTTTCAACGTTAACGTCTGTAATACTTTCACCCGGAGGTAAATGCACAGTCAGATTGTCACCAGCCATAACGACTGGAATCATAACATTTGACTTGTTGTATAACGATTTAACTCTTGTAGCCATGTTGTTTTTTCTTTACCCTTCTTGGTGCTATTTCAAACGATTTAAGTATAATAGCGTCATGCGAACCTCTCACAAGAACGTCAACGATTTCAAATTCATCGACATCAACGAATTGACTTGGTATGTATTCAATAGGAACCTTTATATAACTTTGAACGATTACTGGCAACTCATTCTTGAACCACGCAACGATGGGAATGTGGTCTTCTGTATAAACACCAATTTTACGCAATCTCTTCATGTCAGGTTGCCACTCTATGAAAACCTCCGTCTGATGTACGTCATAAGTCAAATCTTGTGGAACAGAATACACGTCCTTCTTTTCAACTGCATCAAGGTTAATTGGTATTCTCAATTCACAGTTAATACCAAAAAGACCAACAGACACATCATTGAAACTTCTCAACACGTCAATCGTTTCTCTAGGTATCATTCGGCTCATTTATCAACTCCTACTGAATGATACTTCTCTGCATGTTTGTGTAGTGTCTCCCAGTGCTTTAATAATTCTTTTGTTGTCATTTTGTTATCTATCGAAGAGAGTCCAATAATCCTAAGAATAACAGTAACAACGATAACGACAGTACCAACGACTCCAATGAACCATTTTGCATGTGTAACATCAGTTCCGACCTTATCCATTTTAATATTACAACTATGAAAAACTTTTCCAGCCTCTTTGAAATGTTCGTCAACTTTAGTAATTATTCCGTCAATAATCTCTTTCTTCAATCCATTGGTCATCATAGCAGATATTTTCTTCTGTTCATCTGCAATAGTCTTCAAATGACCAGCAACAATAACCATCTGTTCAGTTGCTTTAGATTGAGTTTCGATTATAGCCTTGATTTCATCCTTGGTTATTTCTTCTGACATACCTTTTTCTCCAAAGATTCTATTAGTGAATTCATACCAGCATCAGATGGTACGCACACATACACAAGTTTGGTATTATTTTCAAGTGGTCGACTAAAATGAGCCTCACCGGGTTGAACAACTCCACAATCACCCGGTTTTAATACTCTGACATCATCACCATTAACGTTCAACATTACACTTCCAGAAATAACAATCAGATATTCTCTTGATTCCAAATGAACATGTTCCTGACAGGGACCAGCCTCTGTATCTGCAATATGAACAAATCCAACTGAACATGATTTTCCTTGATGTAACGGTTCCAAAAGCCATTGATTTGTAGAGTGTATTCCCTTCAATCCTATTGCACCTCTCACAAGCATGTCGTCTATCGACTTCTGAACACTCTTTATACTGTTAATCTTATTCATATTTTCTGTCATTTCTCACCTCACTGAAATATGTCAAAAACCTCGAAAGAAACTGTCTCGCCTCTTCCTTTCCAAGAAGGTGTCTCAACGTAAGCCTGCATTTTATAGACACCTGCTTGGTCAAATTCTCCGGGCTGTATGACATACTTTAGTATAGTCGCTGCTGCCAACGACGTTATGTTGAAGACGAATCCGTTTCCGTTACCACCAGTAACTGTAATGTTGTTTGCTATCTGATACCCACTTCCACCATTATATACTTCAACTGCTGTAATGGCTCCACTTCCATCGACTGCTGTTACTGTTAGTTTACCTACGGATCCACCATTATAAACAACTGTCAATTCATCATCAACCTGATAACCAGAACCTGCATTCGCTATTTCAATATTACCAATCGAACCAGTAAGCCAAGCATTTAAATCAATCTTCGTATTGTTTGGCTTCAACATAGAAATCTTATGAACAGTAGCGTCAGCAATGTTCACTTTGGCATCAAGATTGAAAATTGTGCCAACATCACCTTTGTAAATTTTGTTATCTAACGACATTTAACACTCCTCATGAAACTGTGATATAACATTAAACTCGTAATTGTCAGCACTGTCCAGATTAACACTTTGTGTCATTGGTGTATCTTCATTCACTTCTCTTATAATTGCACTGTCCAAACACGTTATCATCTAATCGCTCCATCAGTTGATGTTAACAGTCCTTGAACCTGTTTAATTTCGTCGTCTGTCAACTCTTCGTCTTCGATAAACTTCTCCAAATCACCAATCAACGTCATATATTGATATCTGTCCAAGAATTTGAACATAGCATTTGCGTGGTCCCATTTTTTAGCCAATTCAGCATCCTGCATTGCTTGGTCGGGGCTGTCTGGCGTAGATGAACGTTTACGCATTTCGACCCATTCCTTACGATTCTTGAACAACGTATCAATATCATGTTGAATTTCATCAGCCTTACTTTGCAACATATTCTTGATGTTCATTTGTACTTCTTTTGGTGCGTCATGCAGAGCGTTCTTGATAACATCATAGTCAATAACGTCACGTTTGAGTTCTCCAATCAACTTATCAGAATCACCAAGAATGTCACGTAAATCATCAAGAGCATCTTTATACTTCTCATACGGATTGAAAGACGGATCAACTAGTTTTGGTCCCTTAACCCACTCTTTTTCTGTTACATTGTAAAACGCATCAGCCAATAACTCTTGGTCAGGGTTCAACTGCCAATAGAATTCGAGCGGATGCTCACCGATATACAAGTCAAATTCTTCCTGATTTTCCTTGAAGAATTTCTTTATATCTTGTTGCCACTCTTCATCGGTCATTTCGTCGCCCAGTGAACCTGCAGGCATTAGAAAATGCACATCAATGTCAGCACTATCGTCATATTGGTTGGTGCCTATTGAACCAACGACGTGCAATTCTGTAATCTTCGATGGCAAATCAGCCTTCGGATATTTCTTTAATGTGTCCCAAATCTTCTTCTCGACCTCTGACTTGAGTGAGTATGTATCACCGTCTTTATTCCATACCAATTCAGACAAGTCAGGTTTTGGAAAGTTGATGGTTGATTCTTCCATAGGTGGATGATAATCAGTGTCACGAGCACCTGTATGTGTTGCCATAGCACGTAAGGCATCTT